GCGTCACGCTCTTCGCTGCCTTCAGGAAACGCGTACTCTGGATAAATCGTGACCTTGAATATGCCGCGCTCTTGGATATCATTTAGCTGAACCATTGCTACTCCTTAGCTGAGGTATTCGTCGTCTTTGTCATCGGTTAGCGTCACGGTGATAGCCTCGTTAGAGCTATCCTCAGTGGCCTTAACTGACAGTGATTGTGTGATCCGATCCGGACCGCCGACCTGAGGATCGGCCTCGGTAATGTAGGCCAACGGCATGTTGATTTTCAGTTCATACGGATACCCAGACTCGATATCTTCGGAACTGGTAAACGTCAACACAATCGCTGCCGTGGTTCCAGTCTTGAACTTGTTCTCTCGCGTGCTTTCAGTGTCCGAAGTATACAGCGTTTCAAGAGTCGCCGTAATCTCTCGCGCTTGTGGCTCGATCTCGACCATGTTGTCGCCGGAACCAAGCGTGTACAACTCGTCCTCAAGATTATTGTTGTACTCAAGCGACACCGAGGTAACATCGGCATAGTTCGAGCCGTCCACCGTGATCGCCCCGTCCTTGAACTGGAAAGCTTTCGTAGCCGGCGACGTGAGGCTTTCAAGCGAACCGGACTCTTCGTCATAGCCCATTACCGTTACAGTGCCTCGCAGATAATCGTTGACACTTGCCTCCAAGCTCAGTGAACCTATCTTACATGACACCATGTCTTTCACGGCGACCTTGCGATCAATCGTAATCGTAATGTGCGGTAGGCTCTCTGAAGTACCACTCGCGACCGGCGTAAACACATGCTCATACGCCGTGGACGAATCGACCTGCGATGCCGTTGCCTCTTCACCAAGCGCCGCACCAAGCAAAAGCCCGAGATAATCGCCCGGTTTGACAATGAACGATACATCGCCTTCGACCTTAACACCCGACACGTCCATCCGGCCCGAAGTTTTCGCACCGACCAACGCGTCCTCTTCGATGTAGTTCGGCACGTAGCTAAGCGATTCCGATGTAAACGGCACCTGTGCCGTCGGCGTCACTGCCGTGCCCCACGTTGACTCCAGGCCAATCTGGAGCGCAGAATCTCTACCCGCGATAATAGCCATAGTTCCTCCCTTAGACCTCCTGGGTCATCGTTATTCTCATGCGAGCGCCCCGCGCCCCATCTACTCCCGCAACACGCGGAAAATATTCTACCGTAGTAACCGTCGCCTCACCTATCCCATCATTCAATGACGGATCATCGTCTATCGCATTGTATAGCCCGGCCGCGTATCTGAGTACCTGCCGGTACAACGTCTCTTCATCATAGCCTGCCGCAATCACCCATAAATCGCAATCAACGCTCAGCTCGTCTACGCCCATCGTTAAGGATTCCCACGTATCCGAGATTGGCACGATAAAACCTAACGGCCAATTATGATATCGCTCCAACGTTGTCGCCCCGAGAATGAAATCTTTGACCTCCGGTAAGTCCAGCCCGTCGGCAATATCGTTTGTTATCGCCGTCAAACGCGTTGACAGATTCGCCTCGACGTAATCTTCGAGCGCCAGTAGTAAGTCTTCAGTGTGCGAAAGGCTCATCGGTTGAACCTCTTTTTCAGCGCCCGGAACTCTTTGTCAAATATCTGTTGCGCCGCGCCTTTAGAGAATACGTCCTCAAGCGCCGGTCGGAGGTATGGCCGTTTTGGTATACCCTCCACTGGACTCCCGTATTCATGCGCTGAAGCATAATCAACACTCGCGCCAACGACCGCTTCAAAGTCGCTTTTCATTTCATAATTGAGCGACTGCGAAAGCTTGCCCGTCACTCGCCGCAATGACCCCGGACCGCTCTGCATGTTCGGCCCCGGCTCATCTCCGCCCGGCCGCATGTACTGTGTCTCCGACTGCCGCAATGTTTGTAGTGCCACCTTCTCCAACGCACGTCGGTTAAGGTCTGCCACGTCATCTGGCAACCGGCGCAAAGCACGCCGCACTTTCGCTGCATCGTACTCAATTGTGAACTCAACCATACGTCCACCTCGGCACCTGCCGTGACGTGTACGCGCTCATGTATCTCCGGTAATCATTGATACCGTCGAGGATCTCCTCCTCCGTCTCGCCTCCGTAGCTAACCGAAGAACCACCCGAGTCGCTCCGGCTATCAATACCGAGTGACCCCGTTGGCCCGTGCTGTCGGTCATGTAGCGCCGCAAGCTTGATAACCGCTAACCGTATCCGCGCCGGCATCGTTGAATATCCGGCCGTGTACGATATCTTAACATCATAACCTTCCGGTACTACATAACCTCGCGTGTCAATCCATACATCTCTAACTACCAGCTCGTTTACGTCCCAATCCGACTCGTTGACGGTGAACGATGAAACCGATGTGACCGGCCGCGCGTCCGTGTAGATCCACGGATAACCTGCGCCATAGTGGTGCTCATCGGTGTACGTAGTCTCCGCCGGATCGTAGCCGAGAAAGGTCTTCACGGTTTCTTCGGCTGCGTCGAGGAATATCTGCAACTCCGTATCGCGTGAGGAGTCGTTAACGCCGATGTAGCCTTTTAAGTCACTGAGACTTGCTATAGCCATAACCGCCCTTCGTCGCTTGCTTCGGCCCCGTCTTCGTCCGCTTCGGCTGGACAACCTCGGCAGGCACTATTTTCACGAAACCGCCCCACGTCGCATAGTCAGTTTCAGACATATAGAACGTCTGCCCTGTAATACGCTTCGTACCTTTGTGATCAAAATCTTTTAGGGCCATGACTGGTATCTGCTTCATAACTAACTCCAAAGAAGACGGAGGCCGAAGCCCCCGCCGTCAAGCTTAGGCCGATGCGCCGAACTCAAGCCGTGCAATGCTGCCCGGGAGCGCCACGTCAATGGCGACCCGCTGCGTTGCCCTAAATACGGTTTGATCGTAGCTAAACCGCTCTCCATCGTTCGCGGCGATGGTAAATTGCATCCTATCACCGATGACGATGTTTCGCGGATTGCCGAACAGTACCGCCGGTTGCTCCGCTGCAGCTGAACTCGGCATTTGCGCCGTTCGGTGAACAGGAAACCCGAGTAGATCGTAAGAGTAGTTTTCGTTTAGCCGCACGATATTATCGGAATTGCCGTCCTCAAGCCCGCGCACTGTACTCCATACGGTCGGCGACATAAACCACCGTGCTCCGTCAAGCTCCCGGTCCTCCAACTTGCCGACAACGGAAAGTAGATTGTCCTCCGTTACCAACTCGGCATACGTAGGACTCGCATCCGTGCCGCCCGCTACAGTCTCCACGCCGGAGTCGTGACCCCATCCGTCAAACTCGTGATCAGACTGCGTCTTATCGCCGTCGAAGAACTCTTCGTCGAGCTTCTTGGCGAACGCCTCGGCGAACTCGTTGGCGATAATGCTCGCGACCGGCAGCGCCGAGTCCGACAACAGCTCGTTAGGTACAAGAGAAAGCCCGACCATCTTTTCAGCCGCCAGTGACACTTGACCAAACGTAACTTTGCTGTCACTGATCTGATTGTTGATCGTCCCCCAGCTTGCGCTATATCCGCTCGACACCGTTGGAATAGTCAACGAATCGGTATTCATCGGCACGATCCGACCATACTGCAAGGCCAATGACCGCAGGTACGTAAGCCGAATCAACTCCGGTCGAAACTCGTCCGGTACCAGATGACCACCTGCCGTAGTGGTCTCGGTATACGCATTGTCTCCAAACGCCTTTCGAATGTGAGCCTTATCGTTGTCCTTTACCGCGATTGCCCACTCGACGAAACGTTGGCTCTTCTTGTTGCCCCACATCGGCGCGTCGAAGCGATTGCCTTTAGCAATCATCTCGCGTGCATTCAAGTAGCCAAAATACTTGCCGACTTCGGCGTCTTCGTCCTTGTCGGACTCCTGGACCTCCGGCTTGTAGAAATCGGACCGGAGCGCCTTCTCGACCGCTTCGTCAATCTCTTTTTGCCGCTGCTCTTTCTGCGACTCCTCATCTTGCGACATCGCCTTCCGCTCTTCACGGTCGGCGTTAATTGCGTCAATGAGGGCCTTCGTTTGCTCTGACTGCGCCGTTGCTACTTCGGCCAGCCTATCGATTGCTTCAGCCATGATTCTCTCCTCTAATGTATTTCGCGAGTCTCTCAAGATCTGCCGCTGCCTTATCCATTGCAGCTGCCCGCGCTGTTGCGTCGGACGGCGCGTCGAAAAGACTGGCTACAGCCGAAGACTTCTGCGCTACTGCTACCGCCGCCGGATTGGCCGGCACCGGCACAGCTGATAACTCAAATAATTCTTGACGGTTGAATATCAAGCCGTCGTCGTCTTCTCGCGGCTCCCACTCGATACCTCGAAAGCCCACCGATACCGCGCTCATTATACCCTGTCGGTATAGCTCATAAGCAACGTCGGCAACTTCATACGTGCCACGTTCGGCGAATCGGACAGTACCAAGAAGCTGCGTGCCTTCTCCCCGGATGTCTTCAACTCGACCGACCGGAAACTGCCGTTGATCGTGGAAGACAAGAAAGACCGGATTTTGCCGGAACGCATCCAGCTCCCACCCGTCGACCTTGATGATATCGCCGTCGCGGTCAACGTCCTCACTTGACATCACAAACGTGATTGTA